GCTTTATCTGCTTGTTATTATGTTAAAGCTGACTGTAAATCTGGAGATTTGATTGTAGAAAGAAATTCATTAGATGCTTATATAAACAGTTTGTTTACTATACAAAAAGAATTGCCAGCAAATTCATTATCTAAACCTAATCATACAGTTTCTCCAGAAGATGGGCTGTTATTGGTATTTCCATCTTGGGTTAATCATTTTGTTAGAAGTTCTAATTCTGACATGGATAGAGTTTCTATTGCATTTAATTTTGGATTGATTGAAAATTAGTTTGTGGTTAATAAACCAATGTAGTATAATTATGTTTTGTTATGGAGAAATGTGATGGTTGAAAGTCGTGATGAGTTATATCTGTGGGTGGAGAAATACCGTCCACAGACTATTGATGAGTGTGTTCTCCCTGAAGCGTTGAAGGCTACATTTAAGCAGTACATCGCCAAGGGAGATCTACCTAATTTTATGTTTGCAGGCACAGCTGGTGTAGGTAAAACTACAGTGGCTAAAGCACTATGTAACGAGATTGGTGCAGAGTATATCATTATTAACGGATCGGATGAGGGTCGTAAGATCGAAACTCTACGAACTGTTATTAGAGATTTTGCGTCAACCGTATCCCTAACAGACTCTAAGAAGGTTGTTATTATCGACGAGGCAGACTATATGACTGCAGACTCGGTTCAACCAGCTTTGCGGTCTTTCATTGAAGACTTCTCTTCAAATTGTCGCTTTATCTTCACTTGTAACTATAAGAATAAGATTATCGAACCTCTTCATAGTCGCTGTTCAGTTATCGAATTCAAGATCGATAACAAAGATAAACAACAAATCGCAGGAACTTTCTTTAAACGTGCATGTCAAATCCTAACGCAGGAAGAAATTGAGTTCGATCCTAAAGTAGTTGCAGAAGTTATCAGTAAATACTTTCCAGATTATCGTAGAGTTCTAAACGAACTTCAACGTTACTCAGCTGGTGGTAAGATTGACTCTGGCATCCTAGTAAATGTTTCTGAAGAGTCTTACAAAGCATTAGTGAAGACTTTAAAGGAAAAGAACTTTGGAGATATGCGTAAGTGGGTAGCTAAGAATGCCGACTCAGATCCTGTCAGCTTGTTCCAGAACCTATACACAAACTGTTCTACATATATGGAACCTGCCAGCATTCCACAGTTGGTGTTAGTCTTAGCCAACTATCAATATAAATCTGCATTCGTTGCCAACCAAGAAATTAACATCGTGGCTGCAATGACGGAGATTATGGTAGATTGTAAATTCCTATGAGTTTCTTAATATTCATCGTAGGTATTTTGTTAGGGTGGAAGTTCAGAGAGTATACTGCTGTCCGTAAGATGCAGAAAATGATGAAGCGCGCAGAAGAAGAAACTTCAAAACCACCTATTAATAAAATAACAGTTAATCAGGTATTAAATGAGGTTAAAAAATTTATCT